AAATGCAAAATTCCCAGATAATGAACCATCACCCAATAGTGTGCCAAGCAAATAGGGATTGATTAAAATGTCTTTTTTGTCAAAATTAACTATAGGCATATCTAAACGGAGTTTATAATAGCTTCGTTTATGAAAATCAATTAGTTCTTTTGTAGTTAAACAATAATCTTCACGACACTTCTTATCTTGATTATATCTATATACAACATTCAAATGTTCATCAGATACTCGGATTTTGGTCCTATCTTGTAAAGTGATTTCATAAATCGGTCTAACTCCTTGTGGATATATCCCAGAAACTTTTGCGACTGCTCCTGATCCAGTAATAACTTCCATACCTACTTGGACTTCACCCATAGTAATAAATCCTGTAGGGGTTAAAATTTTACTATACAGTGGTTGCGCCTTACCAGTTCCAGCTGGACCAGTAAACAGAAAATTCCTATTACTTAATGTTTCAGATTCGCACATAGCCTTTACTATGTTCACGACAACACCCTGACCAATTACATCATCAAAGTCTTTTGGGCGATACCGATTTGCAAGTGATGCACACATTATATTACCTCTCCATTCTATTTAACTTTTTACTATATGAAATTTTCCGTTTTGTTTCTTCTGAATGTGTTTCCGCAATTTACATTCCCCTTAATTGTATGCTACATATAATAACGATTATCAGATACGATCCTGTAATAAAAACTCCTTGAAGGAGTATAAATTCCCTCAAGGAGTATGGATTCAGAAAGCCAAGATTAACCCTGACCTGCCAGTAACATTGTAAGTGTGTCAGACCAGAAGATACAACCGATAGCATTTTCACCACGCATCATAGGTGCAACATTGATTGTATCTGTATCAAAGTTAGCAAGTACGCTCTTAAAGAGATCTACAGAGAACTTTACTGTATAGGAATCACCGATAGTAGCGTCTGTTACATAGCTGTTAGTTCTATCAGACAGAGTGAGTTCACCCTCATTGAGCGAGAAGTTAATAGTATTGTCCATATTGGACTGCTTGAGCATAGTTGTCTGATTGATAAACTTGGAAATCGGCAGAGTATTGATAGTGATATAGTTATCAGGATGCTTGAGCATATTAAGAATAATCTCAGAATTATAGCTGCCTACAGCTTCATCATCTTCATACTTCGGAGTGATTTCTGTGATCATAGAATAGTTATCAGTTGAAATGTTCAGAACATAGTTCTTATCTACCTTGACTACTGTGGAACCCTCTGGAATGGAAGTAAACAGATTGATCAGAGATGCGGGGAACAGACAAGTATCACCAAAGTTACCATATGTGGAATAAGTAAACAGACTTGCATCATAGTCACCGACAAGCGTATCCTTATTCTTACCTACCCAGACATTCTTATAGACAGGGTGTGTTTCAGATTTAGCCAAAGCATACATCTGGTGATCCTTGATAAACTGCCAATCTGCAGGATTGATAGTAACTGTGTTTTCAGAATTAAACTCTGTAATAGGTTCATCTAACTGAACATCATTTACATCAACAATCTGGGAAATAGCAAACTTACTTGTACCGGCATGGATATAAATACCACCCTCAATGAATTCAATAGTAAGAATATCATTATCAATGCTATCAATGAGGTTCTTGAACTTTGCACAGTCAATCATAGTAGAAGCTGTGGTGTCTTCATCACCAGAACCAGTTAATGTCATTCTGGTCTTAATACCAGAAGCCTCAATGTTGAGCTTCAAAGTATCACGAGATGCAGTAATCTGAACAATGTTACTTCTATAAAAGAATTTAGAAATGTTTGCCTTGATAATACCAAGGTCTGTAACACTCTTCAGGGGCTGAGTTGAAACGGTAAATTTCATCTTGATGTCCTCCAATGTTTATTTTATTTTTTGTAAATCATAGACTACTTTGCTTTCGATATGGTCTATAAATTCTTCTTTAGTTATATTATAACGATTACAGTAATCATCTATGGCGCTTTCAAGTTCTGCTGATACAGTTCCATTTACACCAAATGCAGCATCACCTATAGGTTTCTTACCATCTTTGTCATTATAAATTGGTAATACATATTCACATTCAAACAAATGATACTGAATCCACTTGATTTCATCTTCAGATAAACTGTCTAAAGTAGTATCAGTAGGCCTATCATATGAGCAAGGATATTCTAAACCATACCAACGGAAAGTAGTAGTTACATCACAGTTAATGGTAAATGGTAAGAAGTTACCAGCTTCACTCATTAGTTTTCCGAGTAATTCACCAGCACGGTCTGCATTACGGATAGGTACTTCTGCAATAAGTTCATCATGAACTGGCAACAGTATTCTTGCACCGATTTCATTCCATTCCTTATTGTTAAAGACTTTAAGTAATGCAATCTTTGTAAGTTCAGCAGCACTTCCTTGTATGACACTATTAACACATTGTCTTGTAGCATCAGTAATCTTCTTAGTATTACTAATAACCTTTATATGCTCTTGTTCTTCAAGTTCCTTGATTCTCTTATAAATTTGTCCTTTGTACTTATACTTTGAAAATTCCTTTTCAAGTTGCTTTACAATTCTTTCAGGAATTTCAGACTTATTCTTTAAAGTAGTAGGATCCAAAGGATCAATATCAGGATTTACATAGCCCTTACCTGCCTTAAACTCATAAGGCTTTAATTGCATATCCCTAATGTGTCTTCTTCTACCGAGTATGGTTTCAACATAACCGTACTTGCGGGCATCATTCTGACACTTATGCATAAAGGCATCCAGATTAGGAAAAGAATTAAGAACTGCATCATATACACCTTGAGCTGCTTTGGTCTTTTCATCTTCGGTCATATCCTTATTCTTACCGAATAACTGTTCACCTACTGTCTTTGTAGAACGACCATATGTTATTCCGAGTACGATTGACTTTGCCTGGGTTCTGCGTTCCTTGCCCTCTCGGTTTACTTGGTCTGTCTTTTTACCGTTTTCATCAACATAAAATTCCATACAGTCTTCATAAGACTTATTAAATGACAGTGATGCAATAGTGGAATAAATATCCCTATTGTGCTTAAAAGCATCTATCATCTTCGGATCACCCGACTTGTATGCAAGAATTTTAGGTTCCTGTTGCTATTTTTAGTTATATGCACGTTACGCATTTCTTCTGTTACCAGAAGTGTCGGACTATCTCTTGAACAATATATACTGTTACCATATATATTGAACCCCAGTATTTCCATTTAACGGAATTACTATAACCTAATATCAGCTATATACCGACCTACTTAGGCTGTACCCTACTTGCTTGGTTATTTCAATCTGCCTGAACGTTCATTTATGTATTTCTACAAATGCAGATTTTTAGCTTTCGGTAGTCTCTACACACGATAGAACCATTTCAAACCATGTATATATCTTCCAGTAGTAGCAGAACGCTTAATTGTAGTGGATATAGTACGAAGATATTTAACTTCAATATATCCATGTTCTTTCCACCAATTAGCGGCATCTTTTACTCGTTCAAATTCAGCCACAACATTTTCATTAGCATCAATGCAATAAACTGCTTTATTTTTAGCATCGTTTAATGCTCTGTAATGAGATTCACTTAAATGAAAAGTTTCTTTATGTTTCTGTTTAGTCAATTGTCCACGTTCAGAAGCATAAAATGCTTTCTTATTTTCAGATAAGTGTCGTTTGTGTTCTTCTGACATTCCACCAGTCTTTTGAAAATGTGCTTTCAATGAATCTGAAATTTTCTTTCTAACTTCAGGAGAACGCATCTTGCAATCATGTCGTTCTTTTATTACCTCAGAATACATTGTATTTATAGTTCCACCTAAAGCCATATTGTATCCAGTTCGTACAGAATCATATTTAGCAATATAGTAAGCTTCTAATTCATTTAAAGTATCTTGGTCATCACAAGTATCAATAACTTCAAAATGAAATTTATCCCATCCATACTTTCGCATAGCACGATATAAATGGTTATCTACACCAGATACAAAACTATTTCTGTGATTCTTAATGCGTTCCTCTAAAGATTTAGTAGTCTGTCCAATATAAATTTTGGAATTTATATCATTGGTTATTTTATATATCAACATATAACTGAACCCCCTAATATTCATATTATAATATGAATGACTATTATCAGCAAGTTGATATTCTATCTTGCTCGGTATTGTCCTTCTAATGAACCAAATAAAAGGAGTTCACCGAATTAACTGGGTTTTACTACAGCCAACACTTAACTGTAGTCAGAGGACAACATCACGTAAGCTGGAGTTGTCACTGGAATTTGAAATTTCTTTGACAATTCGCCAAACCTCCTTTCCATCTTCTAAAAGTTTTACTTTTGTTCCTATAGTAAGATCTTCTACATCTTTTGGACCATGTTCAGTAGTTACACTGTCCCAACGACACAAAGAGATATAGATAGAATCTGAACTATCATCATAATCTGCATCAAGTAATTTTTCCATAGCAGGTGTTGCTCTAAATTGATGTCTAATATCGGTAGCATGTGAAGGAATCTGCTGAACATTCGGATCAGAAGAACTCATCCTGCCTGTATCAGCGCCTATCGACTTAAAGGTAGAATGAACCCTACCATCTGGACCGACAACTTCTGGAAGTTTATCAATAAATGAATTCAGAAGTTTTCCTAATGCCCTAACCTTTAAGATTTGATTTGTTACTGGAAGATTCAGTAATGTAAGTGTTGCCTTATCGCCAGAAGACACTTCACAATGTAAAAACTGATTAAGCAGATATACTACATGCTTTGGACTACCTTCATTGAAATCCTTACCAGTCTTAAATGGTGATTTCTGTGTAGTGATAACATCAGCATCATTGATTATTTCCTGAATCATTTCAGACAACTTTATGTTTTCTTCATTATATTTTGTGTCATATCGGTTCTTTAAGATATTTCTGACACCCATATCATAGTAAACACCTACTCTGTGCATCAAAGCACAAACCCTTATCATAGGGAATTCAATGTTCCATACTAAATCTGCAATCTTTTCAAGATGATTCTTCTGGCACTTCAGATGTGATTTAGTTACATATGGAAGTTGCCACTTGAATAAATCAAATGTAATCTTGGCATCATTGGCAGCATATAGTTTAGCTACAGCAGGTTTACTATAAGGAAATAATCTTGGAT